TGCTGATAGTGGTATTTTAAGAAATTCAGTTGGTACGTATTCAGAAATAATAGAGTATAATACCTTTTATTCTTCAAGTGGTGTAAGGTCTGGTGCATCTGGATTTGTTGGCTCAATAGACAACGTATCAGTCAAAGAAATAATAGACACCAACAACATTCCAAGAATAAGCTATGATAGTAATGGACAGAATGGTCATATATTGTTAGAGCCTACTTCTACTAATGTATTAACTTATAGTGAGGATTTTAGTGAGTGGTCAAAAAATTCAGGAACTACACTAACATCAAATAATGCAATTTCTCCTGATGGTACTCAAAACGCTACGCTAGTAGTAAGTGCAGGAACAGGCGCAAGGGTTGGTCTAGATACAAGTATTGTATCAGGAACTACATACACATTTTCTGTTTATTTAAAAAATAATGGGGGTAATACATCAATATCTATTGGTAGTCACGGAACATCACAATTAGAAACTGTTACTATAAATAATGAATGGAATAGATATACTACAACTTTTACAGCATCAAGCACTACAACTAGCTCAATAAGAATAGTAAGTAGTGGCTCAAATATTAATTTATTTGCGTGGGGAGCACAACTAGAAGAACTATCCTACGCTACATCATACATACCAACACTAACTGGAAGTACAGAGACAAGAGCTACAGAGACTGCAACTGGTGCTGGTAGTGCTGAATTAATAAACTCAACAGAGGGTGTGTTATATGCAGAGATAGCTGCTTTGGCTAAAACTTCTGATTCATACAGAATGATAGGTATAAATGATGGTACAGACAATAATCAATTAGGGTTTATGTATAGAGGTAATGACGATGATAGATTAACCGTTTATATGCAAGTTAATGGAACTGCTTTTGAATTTAACAAATATAGTTTTGTTATAGAAGATTTGCATAAATTAGCTTTAAGATGGAATAATGCAACTAATACTATTCAAGTTTTTGATGGTGGAACTGAAATAATTACAGGTTCTTACACAGGTAATTTAACGGGTTTGGATAAGCTTGTAATGCACAGAGGCTCATCTTCATCTACTTGGAATTTCTACGGCAAATGCAAAGCACTAGCAGTATTTAATGAGGCTTTAAGTGATAGCGAACTAAATAATTTAACTGGCTGATGAGTTTAAGATTAACAGAAATATGTTACCCAGAGGTAAAGAGTTACTACATCGTATGGAACGATAGCGATGCGATAGTATCGTATGGAGTGCTAGAGACCTATCAATGCTTAGAGACTAAGTGGTCTGATGTAGACTTATATACTAAGGAAATAGATTGGATAAACATATTAATCGATAACGGCATTAACCCTTTTCCAGAGCAATGATAGTATCAGCTAAAATAGACGAAAAAGAACTTAAACAAATTATAAAAGATTTGGATAAGTTATTTCCTAGCTCAGACACTAAGCTAAGAGCTACTCTTAGAAGTGCTTTGAGAAAGTCTGCTACTCCTTTGAGAAGTGAGCTTAGAACGAATATAAAGACAGATATAAAACCAACTAGAACTGGTGCAACAGAAAAAAAGACTGGACAGCTAGTTAAGTCTATAGGTATAATAAATGGTAAGACTAAAGGTGGATTAAAGCCAAGTGTATTTATTGGACCAAGAGTAACTGGTAAATTTTCAGCAAGAGATAAGACTGGTTTTTACTTTTACTTTCACGAGTATGGATATTATAACGCTCCACCATTAAGAATGCTTGACAAGACAGCAAGAGCAAAAGGGCAACAAGTTATGGATAGTGTAATTACTAAACTCAAAACGATTATAGAAAAACGATTTGCTAAAAGAATGAAGTAATGGAGATAGGTAAAGTAATATATAATATTTTAAGCAACGATTCAAATGTTGCTCCTTTAGTTACTACAAGTGGCAACTTGAGAATATTTCCTAGTCGTTACAATTTCCCTACTGACGTTAAGTTACCATACATTACTTATCAGATGTTTGCAGATGAGCCTAACAACACTAAGAACGGAGTAAGTACTTATGACTATGTAAGAGTACAGATAAGCATTTATCACAATAGCTACGCTGATATGGTAACTCTAGCTGGTCACGTGAGAACAGCTCTAGACTACGTTAGTGGAACTTATAGTGGTGTAATAGTAGATAAGATATTTTACCAAGACCAGAACGAGCTATACGATGATAGTGCTGGTTCTATTGGTTTATATGGTATAGCACAAGATTACAGATTTAACATAAATAGATAGATATGTATAAAGTAAAGATAAAAAAAGACATTGAGTGTAGAGGAGTAGAATACAAAGAAGGCGAATCTTACAAGGTTGGTCGTGTTGTAAGAAACTTTTTAAAGTTCAATGATGCAATAGATACAACAAAGAAAAAGTCTAAGAAGAAGGAAACTTCTGAGGATTTAGATATTAGCTAATTATAAATTTAAAATTAAAAGAAAATGGCAATTTTTAACGGAACGGATTTAATCCTAAAAGTTTCTCCTAGTAGTGGAGGAACAGAAGCGAAATTGATGCATTCTCAGAATGTTTCACTTTCAGTTAATGTAGATACAATAGACATCTCAACAAAAGACTCTGCTGGTTTTAGAGACTTGCTAGGTGGTCAAAAGTCTTTCAGTCTTTCGGCTGATGGTCTTATGGACTTCGCTGGTGTTGCTGGTGATACTGAGGTAGATGAATTATTTGACCAGATGATGGCAAGAACAGCCGTAACATTTACGTTTGCTCTAGATGTACCAGCTGGTTATACTATAACTGGTAGTGGTTTTATTACTTCTCTAGAGATTTCTGGTGGTACAGAAGATGCTCCCGTCTATTCGACTACAATCGAAGGCAGTGGAACATTAACTAGAACAGATGTGTAATTGATTTCTTTGTTGGTTGGGGATTGTGCTACGGCACGTCTCCCAACTAGCAATAACTTAAACTAACAAAGATATGTACGAAGTAGTTATAATAAACGGAAAGGATTACCCAGTAAGATTCGGAATGAACTCGTTGAGGTTATTCTGTAAAGATACTGGAAGAAGTTTAGCTGACTTAGATAAGCTAGGAGATGGTATGAGCTTAGACGATGCTTGTTATCTAATCCTAAACGGAATAAAAGATGGCTCTAGAGTGAGTGGTCAAGAATGTTCTTTAAATGTTGATGATGTCGCTGATTTGCTAGACGAAGATTTTGAGGCACTTAATAAAGTGCTAGAGATATTCTCTAACCAATTCTCTGCTAAATTTGAGACAGAGGGAAACGTGAAAGCTCCGAAAGGGGCGAAGAAAAAGAAGTAACTTGGGATAAGTTAGAAGCTATAGGTTATGGCTTCGGATTACTACCTAAAGACTTTTGGAGTTTAACTTTCCACGAGTTTTTGTGTATGCAGAAAGGAGTAAACGATAGAGTAGAGAAAGAACAGCAATGGGAATGGGAGAGAGTGCGATGGTTGGCTTGTGTTAATTTACAGCCACATACTAAGAAAGGACAAAACCTAACTCCTCAGAAGCTGATGAAGTTTGATTGGGAGAAAAAGAAAGTTAAGACCGACATCGAGAAACAAAAGAAAAGAGCAGAATATATTAAAAAGAAATACGAATTGCTAAATAAAGACAATGGCTGAGAAAACATTAAGTATTAAAATAATACTAAACGATAAGCAATTTATGTCTAGTCTAAGAAAGACTAGCTCATTTATGAAAAAATGGGGTAGAAACTTACAAAGGACTGGTCAAAATTTAACTCGTAATTTAACGCTTCCTATTGTTGCTTTTGGTGCAGCTAGTGTAAAGGCTTTTGATGACCAAGTTAAAGCTGAAACAAAACTAAGAACTGCTCTAGGTGGTAATGCTGAAGCATACTCTAAACTTGTAAATCAAGCAAAAGAATTACAAAAAGTTACTTTGTTTGGTGATGAGGCTACTATTGAGGCACAATCTTTTTTAGCACAGTTAGGATTAAATGAGGAAGCTATATTTAGACTAACTCCATTGATTCAAGACTTTGCATCTGCACAAGGTATTAAATTAACAGATGCTGCAAAATTAGTTGCTAAGTCAGTAGGCTCTAGTACTAACGCATTGAGTCGTTATGGTATTGCTATAAGCGGTGCTGTAGGCAGTCAAGACAGATTAGAAAGTGCAGTTAACGCTTTATCTACTGCATTTGGTGGTCAGTCTGAAGCAATAGCAAAGGAAGGTTTAGGACCACTTACACAGCTAAAAAATCAATTAGGAGATGTAGCTGAAGAATTTGGTAAAATAGTATTAGAAAATATAGAGCCATTTAAAAACTCTTTACAAGGTTTAGCTGATAGGCTATCTAATTTAACTGATACACAAAAGAAAAATATAGTAGAATTTTCTAAGTATGCTTTAATAATTGGTCCATTGATTTTTATACTAGGACAATTAGCTATAAGTATTGGAGCAATAGCTAAGTCTATAAGATTACTATCGGCTGCACTTGTTAGAAGTCCAATAGGAGCATTCTTGACTATATTAAGTTTAGCTACTGCTGCATTAGTTGCTTTTGGTTTAGAATCTAAAGAGTTTAATTCTTATCAAGAAGATATGAAAAAATCTACGGAAGATACTAATAAAGAGCTATCTACTCAAGAGAAACTTGTTACAGAATTAAACGAGGCGACAAAAACATCTGCTGAAAAAGATTTAAATAAAATAAACACAGCAAAAGAAAGTATAAAAACTTTAAAAAATGAAAATAAAAATTTACAAAACTTAATAGATACTCATAAGCTATCAAATAAAATAGATGAAGATTATATTAAGTCTATAGAAAAAACTATTGAAGCTAATGATAATCAAATAAAATCATTAAAAGATTCAATAAAAGGATTTAAGGATTATAAAAACGAAGTTAGAAGTCTAACTTTTGGAGAGTTATTAGCTTTAGAAACTAGAGTAAATAATATTGCTGATGCTATTATTGACGCAAATTTTGCTGATGCTATTAGAGTTTTTGGAGAGTTAGATGAATCTGATTTAGATATAGGAGAAGAAGAAGAATTAGAAGAAATGGGTTTTGATACTGCTAAAGTAGTTGAAAGATTTAATCAGTTACAAGCTGTGACCAAAGATGTTCAACAGACATTTGGCTCTTTTGGTAATGTTTTAGAGGGTGTATTTGCTCAAGCATTACAAAGTACAGATGGTTTCTTTACAACTTTTGTAGATGGTGCAAAACAAGCATTTAAAGCACTTATGGCACAACTAGCAGCTATGATAGCGATGAAAGCTATATTGTCTGCTTTTGGTATAGGAAGTTTTGCTGAAGCTGGAACTGGTGTAGGTGATTTTTTAGGTAATTTATTAGTTCCATCATTTGCAACTGGTGGAATTGTAAGTGGACCTACTTTAGGACTTATGGGAGAATATGCTGGTGCTAGAACTAATCCAGAAGTCATCGCTCCATTGGATAAATTAAAATCTATGATAGGAACAAACGGAGGCTCTACAGAAGTATTTGGTACAATAAGTGGAGCTGATATATTACTAAGCTCAGATAGAGCAAGAAACAATAGAAATAGAACAAGAGGTTACTAATGGCAATAGATACTAGATTAGTAGGAGAATTTCAAAGCGATAGAGGCACTTATTACAAAGTCTCTATAATTGATACACAAAGCTCTACAGCTACTCAATATGATGTTGAGGTGGCTGACAATGGTTTTGATTTAACATACCAAACAGATACTGACGATAGATACACAGGGCTAATACCTTCAGAGGTTAAGTTTACATTTTTTATTAACGAGACTTCTACAGCACCTAAGCAAAGTATTTTAAATTCTATAAGAACAAGCC